GACCACGAATCAGACCGCCTGCAAGAGAGGTTCTGATATCACTATCCCCAAGCTGCGTCTTAAGACGATCTATTTCACTGAGAACATCACGAACCGCAACCTCTTGCTCAATGAACATATTGAGTGCCTTGTCCGGTTTCAGCGTACTCGGATCATCCGTTTGCAGATTCAGCCCTGTTTCGATAAATCCCTGTGACAAAAGTCGGGATACTTGCTGACTGGCGTTAGGCGCGTTCCTGTCAATACCGAGAACTTCACCGCTGTCAGGATTCAGAAGATTAATGACATCCGGTACAGCACCTTCCACGCCTGCCAGCTGTTCGCGTTCTTGCGGTTCCAGGTCTCTCCCGAGAAGAGTTTCAACACGAGCAAGAGTTTCTCTCGCATCGGCAGTACCCCTGCTACCAGGATTGTTCATCATTGCGGGAAAAAGAGCCGCCGAAATCTTTGCCATTTGCTGTTCACGAAACGCATCCGCATCCGGCAATACCTGCATGACTTCCTGTGGCGCTTCTCCCGACTCGACAGCCCGAAGAACCTCGTCATTAATGCCATTCAGCATCTGTGCGTGCATTTCAATCGGGCGCGTAACGGCCGCAAGAATCTGCTGGAACTGCGCTGAAAACTCAGGATCGGCCGGGTTTTCGATGTTCCGGGCACCCCCGAGAGCCAAAAATGGAATGGATTCGTCCACGGCTGTCGTTACGGCATCCGCAGCCGCCTTCAAAGTGTCCTGACGCTGTTTACGGGCTGCCTGAGTTGCCTTATCGCGCAACTCTTCCTTTTGCAGCTTGAGTGCGCGAGCATTCAAAAATCCTCGTGACAGTCCTGAACCTAAACTGGCCATTTCATTCTTCTCCTGTGGGCGCAAACGAACCGATTATTGTGCCAATCAACTCCCCTATTCCATCTCGGCGCGCCTGAGCAACTTGCGCTTGCGCCTGAAGGTTTGAATTGATGGCATTTGTGGCGTTAGTGGCCATGCCAGCAGCAAGAGAAGATTCAATGTTGAATTGATTGATAAACGCCTGCGCAGCCTCAATCGCCCCGGAGAACTCTTGCTGGATTAAATCAGCATTCACCCCAAGTTCGGTCAGGAACGACTCGGCACGGGTCTGTTCTTCGATCTGCCCGAACTGCGCTTCCACGCCCGCAATTTCTCGCTGAGCAAAAGACGATCCTAGAACACGGCGTTTTCCCAGTTCCTCGCGCAAATTGCCAACTGCCCGGGAGCGGGCATTGCGAATTGCTTCAACCCGTGAACGAGTCAAGCGACCAAAACCCGGCGTGACTTGATCGCGCAACTCTCCGAACGCGGCGGAACGACCCTCCAGACCTTGCCTCAGCGATGAAAGAGCAGAATCAACCCCCCGTCCCCGACTTACACTGAAAGTGTTTGTGGATTTGTTGAATCGTCCGGAAAGCCCCGGAGACCGGAAGTTGGAAGGCTGAAAATCACGCAGCCGCCTTTCCGCGCCGGATTTTCCGAACAGTTTTCCGATAAACGACATCAGTCAGGCCCTGCTGTGTAATACAACTGAGCATCCTCGTCGGACGAGAAATATGCCTTGATTTTACTGGCTTTCTTCAGGATACGGTATCGCTGGAGCCGATCCCAGAGCTTCGTATCCCGAGCAAACACCAGAATCTTGTACTTTTTTCCTATCTCACGGACAAACTGCGCCGTAGTTTCCAGCTTCTGCCGGGTCGTCACCCACGGAAACCATTCCAAATGCGGCTCGATCACCCGCTCGCCGTTGTTCAGGAACTTCCCGACCACCAGCCCCACCGGGCGGGGGCCGCTGGGCAACCTAGCTTCCAGAATCCACTCGATATCGAAGGCCCCCAGCGTTTCCATGACCATTTCCGCAAAGGCTTCCCGGGTCAGCCCAGAGGGCACGGAATCCCGCCAGAAATCCATCTGGTACGCCGCCCACAGGTAGCGCATGTCCGAGTCCTGGATCGCCCGGACCCTGGGTTTCCTGCGAACCAGCTCATTGGAATTCCTAGCTCGCGGCGTCGTATCGGATGCCGACTTCCGGGAAGGCGAAGCTGTTCGTGCCCTCGACCTTGATTTCGATCTGGAAGGCGTTGGCCTGCCCCGGGACACCGAATGTTCGCCGGACGAGCCGGTTTTCCTGCCGGGCTCCGTAGTAGAAGTTCCCTCCATAATAGACAGACCCTCCATAGGGGGTGTCGAAATCCACGGCTGACAGCGTAATGGTTTTTGCCACGTCATGCACATGCTTGCCGGCAAACATGAATTTCATGGTCACGTCGTTGCCCTCGAGCTTCCGGTGGGTCACCCAGCCCTGGATACTGAAAGCCTTGGCGTCCAGCGGGGCCAGGAACAGCTTCGAGGTCCGCTTGGCGATGATCGACGTAGACCCCGCATCCCCGCTGCCAGTCCCCTCCAGCCGGTAGATATTGCCGTTCGCATCGCCCATGAACACGTATTCGAGCCCGTCCGACGGGTCGCGGCAGAGCATCTGCGCCGAGGGCTGGAAGGAAAAGGCGTTCTCCGTCGTCCACTTCGACCACGGCGACAGGTCGGACTGGATGAAATCGAGGTGCAGCACATGAACCTCAGAGCCCCCGTCCGGAAAGCAGTACACCCGCCTCACCCGGGGGTTGTAGACCAGCGTCCACTCGTCGAATGCCGAGATATCCCCGGAAATCTTGAACGACAAGTCATCGAATTCCACGTCACCGAACTTGTCGGTGGATTGCAGGCTCTCGATATGCGAGGGCGCGCCGTAGATGATGTCATTTGACGTGGAGACCACCGATTCGGTCCCGATGGCACCCGACCCGTCGTGCAGCTTCGCCATCGCGAAGTCCTGCGAATTGGTCCCGGTCAGTTTTTCGAACGCACCCGCTTCCTGGCTGATCCCGAGAATCCCGAAAGCTTGCGCCAACCCGTTGATGGGCCGGAGCTGCGGTGTTGGCAGAAACCACGGCGCATCCGTACCCAGTGCCGAGGACGGGCGATCAGACGCCGAGACCACGGTGTAATCACCGCGCTTCGAGCAAACGAGAAGGTGCGGAAACGCCTGCCCGGATTCGTAGATGTTCGCGAAGTAGGCGCGTTCGTTCTCGACCACGATGTACTTGGCCCTGAACGCGCCAAACGAAGTCGAGCCGTCCGACTGAAAAAACGAGGTCTGCTGGAACGACGTGCCGTCCCATTCGTGGATTTCCTCGGCCCCGTTGATGTCGGCGATCAGGACCTTGTCCGACAGCGCCCAGAACGATTTCGTCGTGCCCCGAAGCTTGGCACTCGCCGAGACAGACCCGACAGCCGTGAAATTGGAACCGTCCCAGCTATACACCTGCGCGCCGGCCTGCACGAGCATGGAAACGCTGCCATCGGTTTTCCTCAGGGTCGCGAAACCGCGTATTTCCGAGGCATTGGGCACGGTGCCGGCCAGATCAAATGGCCCCCTCGGGCGAAACTCGCCATTGCCGGGGTCGAGAATGAAATTCTCGCCGTCCGTACACTCCAGCGGGTCTATCTGGTCTTCGGAAGCACGGGTATTGCGACCGCCGCCGAAACGGAGGATTTCAGCCCCTTCCTCACGAATGCTGCGCGGCATGTGTCATCCCTGCATCGGATCGGTCATGTTGTGACCGACACGCCGGGGAGCCCATGACGTATGGGCGGGCTGCCGCCTCAGCAAGCGCGCCGATCTCGCCATGCTCGCGCGAAAGATATCGCCGGCGAATTCCTTCTGGTGATTGAGCTTCCAGAGCTGCGCAGCCGCCGGGACGAGCGCCCGGAATACCGCGTTCGTAAACGGAAACTCGTCGTCCTTCGCCGTCAGCTCCAGGTCCTTGTCGAAGCGGTACTTGTAGATCCGCCCATTCTCGTTCGCGGTCGGAATCCGGTCGAAATACAAGCGTCCGTTGACCGGGCTGATCGCACAAAAAGCAGGGAGCCCGGTATCGTCCTGCTCCAGGTCTCCCCGAATGATCTGCCAGTACCCGGACTCGTCCATGATCCCGATAATGTGGTTGTTGGTCTCGTCGATCAGGTGGTATTCACGGCGGAGAACGACCAGTCCTGAGTGCAGCGAGTAATCCCGGATATCGGTCGCCAGCGTGATCGTCGATTCCTTGAGCTGCTTGGGCTTCGAAATTTCAGTGATCGAATAGAGTTCGTCCATCGACTCGTTCAATGCCTGCACGGCACTGTCGATGAAGGTCTGGCGAGCGGAATCGGTGAGCGATGTCAAAAGACCGGAGTCTGAATCCAGCACCCCGGTCTTTTTCAGGACTTCGTTGACACCATCCAGCAAGTCAGCCATCGAGAAGACCCAGAAGGTCCGCCTTGGTCATATTTTTTCGGTACTTGAGACCGAGACGCCGGCACACCGATTGCAACTGGAACACGGTCATGCTCTCGAACGGCACACGCTCGTCCTCCAGCGCTTTCAGGCGTTCCTCCAGCGCAAGAATCATCTTGGCCTGCGCATCGGCGAGTTCTGCGGATTTTTCCGCCTCGGCCTTCGCCTCTGCCCGTTCCTCGATGATCTTGTCATAGTCAATGGACTGACCACGCGCCTCCATGCGCGCCGTCTCGTGCGGCTCCGTGATCGGCTCGTAATGCTGGTGCGGAAAACCGTTCTCGTCCTTCCCGTGAATGACCTTCCACTGGAAAAACTCGTGCGGCTGGTTGATGTCGATACCGTTCGCTTCCAGCAACTCGATCATCTTGGTTTTCGGCGCACCCGAGGGATAGGCAATCCCGAGATGATCGAGAAAGCGGTACAACTCGGCCCGCCGCCGCTTGGCGATGACGGGCCGGTTGTCCCAGCTTACTTGCGGAACGCTTACGCTCACAGGCTGCCTGCCGCAGAGCGAATGCCGCGAACCCAGTTGGCGTTCAGGATGGCTCCCGTGTGCCACGCCTTCCAGGCAACGGTCGTGATCTCGTTGTACGGATCGGACGTACCCGTTCCCTGCGGCGTCTTCACGATCACCGTCACCGGGTCGAGTTCCGCGCCGGCCCGGTAAACGCCGTCCGTGTACTGCTGGCCGAGGCCCACGGAACCGATGGCATCCATGCCGTAGATCAGCGTGGTATAGAGGTCCGCCGAACCGGAGGTCTCCCGAACGTTGGAACCGCTCGTGGCACCGGAACCGGCATCCACGCCCGCATCCTCGCTGGAGATGAAGCGCACGCCCTTGCCGGCGACGGTCAGGGTCCCGAATTCGCCCATCACCGTCTGGATTTGCCCGGCATACTGCTCGACCGAGACGAAGCCGGTGAGCGCCGCGATGTCGAGCGCCACGTCCGGATGACACAAGCCCCAGTAGGCCGGCAGGATCGGCACCGTGCCGATGTTCTGCGAGCCCGTGGTCATGGGCGTGAATGTCATCGCACTGTTTTTGTCGAGCGTGTTGATGACGTTCTTGATGTCGTTGACGACGAGATTGGTGTTGACCGCGCCATCGGACGACCCGTTGGCATAGATCAGCGTTGCGTTGTCCTCGCCTACGTCACGTTGTAGCCGGTTCAGCGACTGGCCGGCATTGATGCCGATGACCTGGAGAATCTTGTCGAACTGGCCGGGGAAGTTAAAGAGATCGACTTCCTCGTTCAGAATGACGAAATTTCCGTACTTCGACATGGTCGCCGTCACGTTGGTGACCGACAGCGCGGCGGCATCACGGCCCTGCATGTAGGATGCATTGCCCTGAAGCTCGGAAAGCGCCGACGTTGCGGCCGCAAGGTTTTCGATGCGACGCCACATCGCGACGTTCGAGCCGCGCTGAGTCGTCAAAGACGCCGAAGCCGTGCCTACAAAATACGGTGCCCGAACCTGCACGTTGCGCAGCAACGTCTGGTTGAACACGGCATTCAGAGGCTTCGGCAGCTCCGTGTCTGTCGCGGAGATTACAAGAGCCATTGTTCAGTCCTCACTTGAGTTTGCCGGCCTCCGCGAGTCTGAACACTTCCTGTTTCTTGAACCCGAATTCCGAATCGGAGAGCGAGCCAAAGTCCACATTGTCCAAACCGCTGCCGGATGGTTGAGATTCCCGTGCCATGCGGGCGGCTGCGGCCAGACCCTTGTCGTCGTTACCCTTGTCCTCGCTCTCGACCTTGAATCCGTTCTGCTTTGCGAAATCCTGGAATTCCTTGCCGATCTCCGACATGGCCTCGTCAAAGGCCCGTCGATTGTCGTCCCGGTTGTCCCAGAGTTCCTGCAAGCGCGCATCCTTCTCCGCGCGCATGTTCACGTAGGTCTCCACGAAGTCATCACTGACCGGCAGATCGCCTTTCACCTTGCCAATGATGTCCTTCATTTCCAGCTTGTAACTCAGGCGAGCAACTTCGCGGGCCATCGCTTCGGTTTTATCCGAACCGGGCTTTTCACCGCCTTTCTCGGCCCTCTTGTCCCAATCTGCGAGCAGATCGTCGAGGGTCGGCTTGTCGGGATTCTCGGGCGGACCCTTGGGATCGGCAGCGGAATCGTCCGTTCTAGCGTCTTTGATCATGGTCGTACCCTAGCGTATTTATCACAAATTCAACACCTTCGGCAAATCCTGATCGATTGATCCATCGGTGTACCTTGGCCGTTTCGTCCCCGTCGGACGATTTGTAGCGCGGAACCTGGCCGTGTTCCCGCACTTTTTGCATGATCGACCCGAAAACCGGATCGCGTTTCAACTCGACGAGACGCGCTTTTTCCTCGTTCGTCAGGTTCACAACGGCTCTACCTCGCCCGTCAGGATACCCGGTAACTGGCCGTTACCCGGCGGCTGGGTCGGTTGTGCATCGTTGGTGATTTCCGTGATATCGCTGAACCCGGCATCCTGGAGAATCTTGTCGATGATCGCGCCGTGGTCCATCTTCGGCTCGCGACCCAACTGAATGGCAATCGAATC